TCACTGGTGCGTGAAAGGGCGGCTGGCCTGCCAGGCGTCGATTTCGTGCTGCTGCCAGGCGACGGCGCGCACCCCGATGCGCCGCGGACGGGGGAATTTGTTCTCGTCCATCAGCCGGTAGATCGTCGTGCGACTCAGCCCGGTGCGCCGCTCGACTTCAGGACGGCGCAGCAGTGGGCTGATGACTTGCTCGCTCATGCGGCTGCGGCCCCTTGCATGCGACAGAACGCCGAGCGACATGCAGCCGCCTTGTCGCGAGATACGAGCTGCTCGCATTGCGAGCACCAGCCCTTGCCGGCCGCGCCGAAGACTGGCCCATCGGGCGCGGGTGCCTTCGTGGACGCCACCGATTTCGGCGGAGCTGGCGGTGCCGTTCGCGCAGCGATGGGCGCAGGTTTCGCCCGTGTTGTGGCACTCGTCGACGCCGCGACTGTCGGCTTGGCTTCTCGCATCATGGCCCGCGCGATTGCGTTGGTCGCCGAAAGGTTCGGGTGGCGCTCCTGAAGCGCTACGCCGCGCACAGGCCACGCCTCCGGAGAGATGGAAGAGATTGCCTTGACCAGAGCGTTTACGGATACGCCGGCGTCACCAATCATCTCGAAGACATCAAAAAGAGCCTTCAACAGGGTTGCCGACTGGCGAACCGCTAAGTCGGCATAGGCTGCGCGAAGTGATGTGAGAGCGAACTGGACAGGACCTGCGCCCTTCAGCTTCAGAGCCTTTACCAGCATCGGTGCACACTGAAGATCGCCAGGCTTCCAATTGTCGGTTCCGCTCGAGCGTACGACGCGCCATCCGGCATCATCGAGCAGCTGCTGCACCTGCTTGGCATCCGGATCGCCTGCAGCGAGCATGCCGTGGAAGATCTCGGCCTGGTTGAGCTTCTGCTGTTCGGTATTGAGCTTCACGAAAGTGCGAGCTTCCCCTTCGCGATCGAGCGTCGAAAGGATCACGCAGGGCAGGAACGAAATGTCACCGCGTTCGACTGCGCCGGCGTGGCGGTGTTGCCCATCGAGGATCCAAAGTGTGCCGTCAGAACGACGCGCAACAACAAGAGGCTGGCATAGCGACCAGTCCCATTGTTTGATCATGCGGACGATGATCGCGCGGGAGCCGGGGCTATCCGTTGCGCGCTGGTACGAATCGTCGACGTTCAGCCGATCGACCGGAACCTGTTCGAGGCTGGGCGGAGCCCCGACCTGCGGACCTTTCGAGACGCGCTGGAAAGGCAAAGAGGACGATTTGGCGGAGGAAGCGGCAGAACGGGTCATTACGCAATGCTCCTGTGCTGTGAAGTTGGCTGACTGGAATCAGGGAGGGGGCTGGGCACGAAGACGAAGCTGAAGGCGATCACTGCCGGGTTCGACTGCCAGCGCAGGGGGCAAGTTTTGTTCCGGCCGCCTTGGTTCAATGTCAGGCCGGTATCCCAGCCTGCGGCGTAGTGCTCGATTGAGGAGAAGCCCTGCTTGGCCCATTCGTCGGCGGGCGTATCGTGAAGGCGCTCGAGCGCAATGTGGGTCACGACCAGATGCGCACGGTGCCATAGTTTGGGCATTTCCCGCGCGAAACGACGGCGGCCGAGATCAGCGACGGCCCAGTCAGGGAGATCGGCGCGATCGGCAGCGAACACTGGCGCTGCGCCACGTTCGAGAGCCTGCGTTGGCGATACGTGCTCGAACGATTCGGCCAAAAAGAACTGCTCGCGAATCCACAAGCGGTCACCCGGCTTCAATGTCGAAAGCCGACCGTGTGGCCGACGCAATCGGGTTACCTCACCAGCAAGTAGTGGGCCGATGGTTGGTGCGATAACGGTAAGAGGCAGGTCAGCCATGTGCGGCCTGCCTCCGCCCAATCAACAGTTTTACCTCGTCGAGGCCGGCGAGGCCGTCTTCGCTCGAGACAAGAAAATCCTGTTCCGGTTGCCCGGGGCGACGGACAATGACGGTGATCTTCACGCCCGGGTGAAACAGTCCGTTTATGCCAGCCATATGGCTCGCGACGATGTCGTAGGCGCGCTGAAGCCTGTCAGCCATTTGCGGCGCTCCTTTGCGGCTGGGGGAGATCGCGGGCGCGGATGAGCTGGCCTGCGAGTTGGGGGGCTACTTTGCCTTCGATCAGATCTCGGGCGCTGGGTCGCGCGGCTGGCACGGGCAGCACATCGATGTTTCGGCGGGTGACGGTGAAGGTGTAGGCGACGACGCTAGGGTTATCTTGCCAGCGGGACCCACGGGCCGTGTTCAGTCGGTCCCACAGATGGACGTAGGCATGGCGGGCTTTTTCCCACCCCGCTGGCCTCACAATCGTTGCGCCGCCTTTCGCTGGACTACCCGGCCTATCGATGCACCACGCTCGTCCGAGACCAAGGCTGGTTTGATAGATGCCTTCTGCTTGCGCATCTTCCTCGCTGATGTCTTGCAGCTGCTGCTCGCGCATGTCGGTGATCGTGAGAAACATGCGCGAGGTCCAGCGTGGGGCGTAACGTGCCGGGCGCCAGCGCTGGGGCAATGCGTCCCAATCGACGATGGCCTTGCGGCCGAAGGCCTGAAGCACGGCCATGTAATCGGGCGCGAAGCAATAGTGGCTGCCACCCGCAACGTACTCGATCCAGCCCGGGCAAGGTTCGGCCTCGTGCGGCCATCCCTCGCAGGCATCGGGCGAGATCCGGAACGTCTCGCGCACGTATACCCGATCGCCGACCTGCAGGCGGGGGGTCTTGCCTTCCGGCAGCAAGCGGCGAGTTTGTACCTTTCGGCCATCCCATAGCGCCTGGACCATCGGTGTGCTGAAGATCATGCCCTGGACAGTCATGGCCGGTGTGCCGCTGCCACGTTTTGCAAGTCAGCCATGATCGACGGGCGATTGGCCATGATCTCCATGATCACGCCAGCAGTCAGACCACTGAAAACCTTGTTGAGATCGTCCGAGCCGGTGAGCAGGGCCGCACCGCCGACCGTTGCCACGAGCAAATCCCGCCCGACCTTGGCGGCGATCAATGCACCTTCGGCGGAGGAGACGCCGCCCGCCTCGAGCTGCTCGACATGCCGCTTGAACCGACGGATCAGTTCGCCCGAGATGTGCTTCGTCATGTCGTCGACTATGTGCTTGCGGATCTGCGTCATGCGCATTTGTCCTGCGTTTGGGCGCGGCGCCTAGGCCGGGCTGGTTTGGGGAAGAGGAAGGTGAGTTGGCGACCGTCGCGCGGGTGGTCGGCATCGAGGGCGCGACACTCGCTGCAGCGGCAGTAGGCGTGGAGCGGCTTCATGCGACCGCTTCCGTCGCATGTGCGGCCTCAGCTGGGTCGTTCCACGGTTCGTCGGGCTGTTCAGGAAAATGGTAGCCAGCCGCGCGCATGCGGGGGCCGACGATGGCGTTCAGGTAGCCGCGGCAAAGGCGGAGCTTTTGTGGCTTCTCTCCGTCGGCCGGATAGGCGAAGCCGTGGCTGCTGTTCGGGTCGATCGGCACGCCCTTGTGGCAGTAGAACCGCGCTCCCATGCGCAGGTCGTGAAGCTTCCTGCCCCAGGCGATGCTGTCGGCCTGCTCCTGCGAACCCTTTCGGAAAGCGCAGTTGTCGCAAGGACGAACGAACGCGCCCAAGGGTTCGTGCCGGGGATCTAGTAGCTGGGCCGGATCGAAGGGTTCCCAGCTAGTGCGGCAGGCGGGATTGCAGCAGGTGCGCAGGACAGTGGCGTAGAAGCCGGTGATGGCCTGCTGTACGTCGGCCGTGTTGCGCGAGCCGCAACGCGGGCATTGATCGGCGCCCTTCATTGAGGGGGTCCTTCCATGTCCATGGGGTGAAGAAAGTTGCCGGTGGCGGCGGTATGCGCCTTCAGGTGATCCTTGACCTGACGGTCCCAGCGATCGAGATCGTGATCGTACTTGTTGAGGATCGCCAGCGCCGGGGTGGCGCAGCCCTTGCCGACCTGTCGCGCCTGGGCGACATCGATGTCGAGATTTCGGGCCCGCTTGGCGAGACGGCTCGCCTCCGCGAGCAGGGCGATGCAATCGAGGCAAGAGGGGGCGAGCGAAGTCACGCCGCAAGCTCCCGCGCGGCTGGCGTCTTCTTGCGGGGTTCGAGTTCCCACTTGAACAGTTCGGGGTAGGCGTGGTGCTTTCTGCCATCGAGGAGACGGCCAGCCTCGCGACGGCCGAGGCGGACGCTGTTCGATGGGTCGTGGAAGACCTTGCCCTTGAGCAGCAGCTTCTGGTCGTTGGTCAGATGTTCGCGGCCAATCCACTCGCCCCATTGCTTGAACAGGAACGGGATGCCGGCGACGGCACACTGATCGCGTAGTGAGGTGAATGCTTCGGCTGAAACCGAGCGCGCGCCGCTGCCGCTTTCGCCACCGGCGACGATCCAGTCAGGAAGCAGCTCTGCAGGAATTTCACCGAGATCTTCGAGTAGGGGTTCCGCACTCCAGAAGTGAAGCGCGGCTGGCGTGGCACGAAGATCAGACGCGCGCTCGAGCATTCGCTTGCGATCCTCGATGCTGACCCCGAGCCATACGTTGGGAAGTGGCCAGGACCATTTTGCCGAGTCCGGGAGAAAGCCAAAATGGCGGCACCAGCCGAGCACGCGTTCAGCCAGGTGGTTGTTCTCGAAGTACCGACGCATGCGCTCGCTGCGCTTGGTCAGGATCAGGTGGCGGTGGTGCGGGGTGAGCGCGGCGATCGCCAGTTCACGATCGACCCATTCCTGCGGCACGGCCGGGTGGAACGGATCGCCGTGCGCATTCCAGAAGATGCGCTGCGGCTTCGTCCACTTGAGCGGCTTCTTCAGCCATTCCTCATTGAGCCGGACAGCGCCGGTCCAGACGTGTTCACCACCGGGCCCGGGTTGGGTGAGGCCGCGCGAGGGATGATGCGGGCGGTTGTTCCGCCCGGCGCGCATGGCGTAGCAGCGCTTGCAGCCGGGTGAGACGACCGAGCAGCCGCTGATCGCGTTAATGGTGGCGTGGCACCATTCGATCGAGGTGTCTCTACCCATGGGCGGCATTCCGCTCGATCTGCCGCATGGCTGCGCCCGCTATTGTCGTCACGCCGCCCCTTGGCCAGTTCGTGCCCAACCGGCGTTCAGCAATACGTTGCCAGCTTGCGAGGAGGCGGGCACCCTTGTCGGCCGCGCATGTGCCTGTGACGCCACAACAGCGAAACACGTTCGTGCCGTTTATGAAGCGGACGCTGGCGCCATGGTGCTGTACGAGCTGCTCGACCTGATCAACGACGGCAAAGCCGCGGGCCTGCATTCCCTCAAGCCGATCGAGAGCTTCGGCTAGCGCCATCCGCGTCGCGAGGGGCGATAACGGCTCTGACGTGCTCACTGCTCGCCACCGTCATCGTAGCCAAGGAAGGCTGGCGCGAAGACTGGCTCCGGATCATCCACGATCTGGGGGTGGACGCAGGATGGCAGTTCGTGGCGGTACCGCGCGCGCAAGTTCCAGGCAGTGGAAGGTGTGCAGGGGGTGAAGCGATAAAGCGAGGCACCGCCGAGCAGGACGGGCGGCAAAAGCCAGTCGCCGAACAGCGGTTCGATCTTGAGGAACTGTGCGCCGAACGCTTCGACCTGTTCGAAGCGGCCGACGAAGCGCGCGTGGCCGAGCTGTTCAACCACGGCGTACTGTCCGGCTGGCAGCGAGGCCTCCGAGACTTGCAATGCCTGAACGAGTTCGGTTGGTGAGGGCGACTGTTCGGTCATAGGTACCTCGGGAGCGAGAGGAAGGCGGCGAAGACTGTGAGGGCGCTGAACAGGAGGATGGCGAATGCCGCGCCTACCGCCGCAGCGAAGACCAGGCCGAGCACGGCCTCGATCGCGGCGACCAGCGCGCGCATCAGGCGGGCACTCCCTGCCAGATCGGCGCAAGCATCATGGCGAGGACGATCGCGACGATGATCACGCCGGGCACCGCAAGCAGGCACGCCACGAAGTCTCGCCCTTCAGGGCTGAGGTGGAAGGGGAGTGCGAAGGCCCGGCGCATGCGCGACCAGGCCGGGCCTTCGCGCCGGACCGAGGAAACAGACAGAACACGGTCCGGATTGGATGGCCGAAGCATCAAACGTGCTCCGGCTGACGGGAGAGACGGCGATGCAGATCCTGAAGGAAGGCACCGTCTGCAGCTTCGGCCTTGTCCGCCACGGGCTGCAGCTTGCGGAACTGCGTGGCTTCCCAAAGACCATTGCACCCGCGAAAGCCAAGGAAGATCACTTCGCCGCCCTTGGGATGCGGAAGCATCATCACGTGCACGACGGTGAAAATCTGGCCCTTGGCCGGGCCGGATGTGCGGATCAGGCCAACATTTGCGGCGATGCCCCAGCCGGCTTCATTGAGGCATTCAGCCTGATCACCAGCCGTCCACGATTTGTCTTCTGGCGGCTCGGCTGGCGGCGTGGGCGCACCGCCAGCACCGAAAGAAGCTACTGCCTTGCTCTGGTTACGCGAGAGCAGCCGCATAAGGCGCGGAGCGAGTTGGCGGATAGCGCGGGAGCCGGGGTTGCCCATCAGTCGATCCCCAGCGCGTTCTTGTAGGTATCGAGGACCGCTTCCATCTCGCGGCGATCATCGGGCCTCATCTTCCGAAGCCGCACGATCTGACGCATGATCTTGGCATCGTAGCCGGTGGCCTTGGCCTCGTTGTAGACATCCTTGATGTCGTCCCCGATGCCCTTCTTTTCCTCCTCGAGGCGTTCGACACGCTCGATCAGGAGGCGCAGGCGATCATCTGCGGTCTCAGCCATGTGCGGGCGCTCCCATCACGAGGAGCGCAACCGCGAGCGCACTGCCGATCAGGCCGACAAAGCCTGCGAGAAGGCGGATTCGGGCGTGGGCGCGATCGGCGCTCCATCCCCGTTGGGCGATTTGCTGGTTGGTATCGGCCTGCAGGGCCTCTGCGAATGGCAGATCCTCATTGTCTGTCATGGCGAACTAACTCCGGCATGGGCTCTGCTACGTTGCGTTCCGCAACCGCAGGCAGGCAGCAGAAAACCGCCACCAGAAGCGCAATGCGCGACCGGAGCGGTGAGTGGCTTGAAGGGGGTTGGGGGAGGCCGGGGCTCGTCGGTTAGCCTCCCCCACAGGATTACTTGCGCTGCGGAGGCGGAAGCGGTGCTTCGCCCTCTGCTGCGCAACCGCTTGGCGGCGGCGCGGTGGAAGGGTGGGCAAGCTCAGCCCGATCGGTGAACGGCGAAGGCGTGCCGAGCATCATGCGGGCCCGGGTAAGAACGCCGATTGCTTCTTCGACCTCGCGCAGTGCTTCGCGGCGCTGCGACACGCTGGCGCCGGGCTGACACGACAGGACAACGGCCGATCCGGCCTCGCCACATTCGCGGATGATTTCGGCGGCATAGCGCCCGAGTGCGATCTGATCGGCGAACCAGGCGCCGCCTTCAGCCTCCAGTTGGTGGGCATAGGCTTCGAAGATGGGGGCGCCATCGCCGCCTGCACCACGATAGGCAAGATCGAGCGTGATGGCGGCATCGATCGGCATGCGCATGTTTTCGCGCCGATCGGCATCGCCCCAGGCGCGAACCATGCTTTCGGAGCGGTTCACGACCTTGCCCATTTCGGCCCAGCCGTTTTCAAGCTGGCCAGCAATGCGGGCGAGGGCGGCATCGATGGAAAGGGGAGGGCGGCGCTTGGTCAACGTCCGCCCTCCGAGGCACCAGCGCCCGGGTCAGAGCGACTGGGGGAAACGGGGCAAGGGAATCGGCAAATTGCGTGGCCGGATGATGCTGCAAAGATGCCGCCGTTATGGAGCATATTTCCGGCATAGCCTGGCGTAGCAATGCCGGATGCCAAATGGCGATGACGGGACGCGGCGATCATGCAGCAGCACCCCTTGATGGGAGAGGCCGGGAAGTGCCGGCGGCATTCGACAGGTGCGACCCGGCCGCCGGCATCCCGCCAGCAAGCCCTTCCGGCTCACCAGCTACACGTTGTTCGAGATCGACAGGGTAAATGTCTGGGCGGAGTGCGTGTCGGGAAATGCCCGTTGCAGCTTCAACCTTCAGAACATGTTCTGCCGGCAGCTGTCCCATCTTGTGTAGCCAGCCCCATACTGACGGCTGCTTCACCCCGCACAGACGAGCCATCGCACCCTGCGATCCAAGCTTGGCCACCGCGCGTTTCAAAGCCGAGTCTGTCGAGACGGTCTGCGTCATGGCGCCTATCAATAGGCATCCTTATTGCAGAGTCAATAGGGCAGCATTTATCGCTCTTAATAGCCGAGCCTATTAATTAGCATCATGGTCAGAGGCGATCGCATTGCCGCGCTGATGAGCGATTTAGGCCTCACGCAGGCTGAATTGGCACGTCGCGTGGGCGTGAAGCAGCCTACGATCTTTGGGCTGATCCATCAGAATAAAACTGGGTCGGTACATCTTCACAAGGTGGCACGAGAGCTGGGCACGACTCCTGCCTACCTTTCGGGCGAGACAGACGATCCCACATCGCAATTGCCCGATGAGCCGGAACTGACAGCTGAAGAGCGCGGGTTGGTCGATTGCTTGCGCCTGATACAGTCGAAAGATCGAGCGGCTCTAATCCAGCTCGCTCGGTCACTGGCCGGGGTGTGTCCTGAACCAACTATGCGAAAGCGGAGCCGTGAAGCTGCACTCAGCGAAACCGTGCATGATAGTCGCCCATCATTCGGCGGCGGCTAACACACTGTCAAACCGCATAATGTGATCCAGCGCACCGACCGGAAATAGTTCAACGCCTTAATCCGGCATTTTATCGACAGGGGGCTGGTGATGTTGAAGTTTCTCCGGAGCATTTTCTCTGGGCCGCCAGTAGTTTCAGAGCAGCCTTTCACTTTCGGTTCGCCTTCGGTTAGTGCACCCGGCAAATCTGGCGTCGAGAATTCGGGGCAACGGCCCAAAGCTCAGTCTCAATCCAATTTTGCCCCGCCTGAATCCCATGAACCTTCATTGGCGACACAAGCATCTGTGGCCGTGGCGCATGTTCGGAAGCTCGCCCTTGATATGGGCTATTCCCCCAAGAAGATCGAAGCGCCGTTGAGCGATTTCGAGGCAGGGTTCGCCGATCTTGCAGAGAAGTTCCGGGAGAGTTTCCGAGCGCGGGACATGGAACTGACGCTCGACAAACTTGTCGAGTTGACGGGAATGATCGGGATCGATCACGTCGTGGCCACTCTTGGTCGCCTACCCGATGAAAGCAGTGTCACCGTCAAACCGGCGCGTCGCAGAAAGAAGACAAGTCGCTATGCCAATGAGCCTGCACCGGGCAACTACCCCTGCGGCGTAGTCGGCGAGCAGCACTACATGGATGCCATTGCCAAAGTTCGCCCGGGCGATCCGGTTCGCATTGTTCGGGAAAAGGGCAATCCGTTTGATCCCCACGCAATCCTGGTGACCGACGCGTCCGGGCAGGCCTTGGGATATCTGGCGCAAGACAGCTGGCTTTACGGCTCGATCGTAGGCGAGGGGCAGGGCTGCACAGCAAGCATCCTGTCGATCCGCGACAATCCGAAGGGCTATCAGGATATCGCGCTGGAGGTTTCTATGGATGGCACACCATTGGGTGAGCGTCAGTACCAGAAGCGGTAGCAACAATAGGCTCACGTCACGACGACAGCCCAGCAGCCTTCCCAATTTCATTTTGCAACCAAGGATTATTCATGGCCCTTTCCGCTAGCCAACTGATGCTGATCGAACAGCGTGTGACCAATGAAGGGCCGAGCGCCGGGGTTGCTTGGCTGCTGTATTTCTTCACGTGGTTCCTTGGCGGGCATCGGTTCTACCTTGGCCGCACGGGATCGGCGATTGTCCAGCTGCTGACGTTCGGCGGGTTCTTCATCTGGGCGTTCATCGACCTGTTCCTGCTTTCCGGCATGATCAGGGCGCGCCGTGACGAAATCCGCCAGAAGCTGATCGTGCAGATACTGGCAAGCGGCGAGGCCGCAGAGCAGCCGGGCGCGGCAGCGGCATGAGCTGGGAAATCGTTGCCATCCTGTTGGTGGTGGTCCTTGTGGCAAGCATCATGAGCAAGTCCACACCGCAACAGGAAGTGGCGATCGACACGTTGGCCGCTGAGCCGAACAGCGCGCCGCCGGAAGGCCCGACGGAGGTGGCGAAGCCCGAAGCGCCGGCGCCGCAAGCGGGCAAGCAGCCGAGCTCGCTAGGCGGGACCGGGCTGATGTTCATAGTCGTGGGCATGGTGATCGCAGGCTATTCGTGGATGAGCGATGTCAGCCTCTACAGCGATATCGCCAACATCGATGCCGTGGGCCAGCGCGGCATGATGCACGAAGTGGGCATCGGCCTGTTCGTTGCGGGCGTGATCATGGCGTGCACCGGGCACATCATCGATGAGCTGCGAGGGCGCCCTTGATCCCGGTGGCAAGAGACAGGAAAGCATGAGCAACTCGAACACTCCGGAAAATCTCCCGCAGGCTGTCAATCGCGCGATCGACGGGCTTCCCCTTCCTTGGTGGGCCAAAACGGCAAAGGCGCTGAGCCGGATTATCGGTACTGTTGTTTCGCCGGAGAGGATGCGGCAAGTCTCAGCCGAAATCGATCGCGCACATGGGGCCAGCGAATTGAACCGTGCCATGGTGGGTGCGGTGGCGGAGAAGTGGTCAAAGGACCCTGCCATGGTCGCTCGCTTTGAGCAGCGTTATTACGAGCAGGAGTTCGGGAGGCAAGAGCGGCTCGAGAGTATATGCGAGAAAAGCGCCGAGGAGCTCAGGTTGCTGGTCGATCACAGCAATGCCGATGTAGGGCAAGGCGAGCCCGAGGCACCCCCGGAAGAAGACATCGACGAAGATTGGCAACGGAAGTTTACCACCTTTGCGCAGGATGTGTCTGAACCTCAGATGCAGCGGGTATGGGCCCGCATTTTGGCTGGTGAGATCAGAAAACCCGGTTCGTTCTCATACAGGACCCTCAGGCTGGTTTCTGAAATGGACCCGGCTGTCGCGGTGATGTTTCAAGAAGCGGCAGAAGATTGCCTCAACCGTGAGATATTGTTCGTAGATTCCATTGATCGATGGAATTCGGGGCATCTCTATTTGAGAAGCGTAGCAATGCGCGATTGGGGGATCACCAGTGAGGTTGCAGGTACGTCCAGAAGGCCGATCCCGCGTGACGACCACGGGCGCTATTTCGTGTTTGGCGCGGAATATGGTGCTTTGATATATTCACCTGAAGGTGCCACAAACCTCGAATTGCAAATCATACAGCTTACGAACTCAGGAAAAGAACTGTTGGCGCTTTTGCCCGTCAGTGACGAAAAGGCCTTGCTTCGTAGGGTCGTGGGCCATCTGAAGCAGCGCGTGCCGCACGGACCGGGATGTTTCGCCTTTGTTGGCCGGAGGTTTGGCTTCGCGCTTCAGCCGGACGAATTCTTATGGGGGTCCGCGGCTGATCTCAATAACATGCCATCTGCGCCGTGATCGTCAAAAGCATTGTTCAGTGCGGCAACGGCCATGTCCACCAGCTCACGGTAGAGCTTTGGATAGAGCTTGCCAGCTCTCGCCACGAGCCACCATGCTAACCGGCGCTTGAATTTCATGACCATGATCCACAAAGCCCACACGCTAGAACAAACCGATTACAACATCTGCTGGTAAATGCTATGCGTCGTTCATGCAGGGCGTTGAAAAGCTGAACGAAACGCCGCATTTCCCCACCAAGCTTACGCCATCGATGGCAAGCCTGCGGCTCCTGGTCCTCCGCTTCGTCCGATCCTACCTTAGCCACTGGGGCGCATCGCCGAGCTACGGCGAAATCGCGGCCGGGCTGGATACGAACCGCACCCGGGTGAAAAAGGCTGTGCGCAGCCTGACGGCCGACGGCATGCTGTTGCGACGGCCTGGACCACGCGGGCTGGCCATTCCTGACGATGTGACCGATGCGGTACGCCTGCTCAAGGCGCACGGTTACAAGGTTGAGCCCGTCACAAATGGGCCCCTGCAGGATGACCCTTTGCTCGATTACGATCCCTGCGGATCGAGGGGGGCACAGCGTGGCGAAGAAGAAAATGTTGAGCGCGATCGAGGCCAAGGCGGCAGACGAGCGCAACCAGCAACGCAGCAGCTGGGCGCGCCGCCACCCAGCGCGGGCCGCAGAGGAACGCCGGCTGCGCCTTGAGCGCCGAGACTTGCTGGATCGGTGCCCGGCAACTGCGGCCGCTACGCCCGAGACCCGGGATAAGGCCAGCCGGAAGCGCCAGGGCGCTTTGGCGCGGCTTTACGCCAGTGGTGCGATCAGCATCGAGCAGCTGGGCTCGGCCTTGGAAATTGCATCTGTGGCCGAAAAGATCGGCAGTGAGGTGACAGTGCGGACAGTCAGCCTCGAGACACGGGTCGATCAATCCATGCGTGGCGATGGCGGCTTCTTCGAAGCGCTGGGGCAGGTGCGGCGCGAGGTGGCCTATGGAAATTGGCGGCGTGCGTTACCCGGGTTGCTCGGCGGTTTGCCGATCGCGGCCGTGCTCGAGATGATCGTGGAAGATGTGGGCGTGACGATCGTGGCGCGGCGGTACCGGATGCATGTGCGCCGCGCACGAAAGCTGCTGAGCGATGCGCTGGACTCTTGGCCGTCGCACCTTTGGTCTGCGGTTAGAGAAGTTGACGAGGCCACGCTGTTGGCGGCGCAGTCCGGTCTGCTCTAATCCGCTCGCGCATTACTAAAAATCTTGTGCATTTGAGTTCAGTTCGACTCCAAAGTTGGGAAGCCTTCCGGCAAATTGGAGTGATGAACAGAAAACAGATGATTACGGGTCTTGTGCTGATTGTGGTCTTTTTACTGCAGCAATCAGCGGGGTGGCTGCTTGGGAAGCTTCTCGACGCACTGCCACTGCCAAAGAATGCAACTGGAGCGATCGATGTGACGGCTATCCCATGGGGCGCAATGATAGGTTGGCTCTCACTGATCGCCGGCATCATCCTGCTATTCACAGGATGGCAGGGAAAAGACATTCGCCTACCGTGGCATCGAAGCAATGAGGCAAACCTTGATCTTGAAGCCATTGCCGCAGAAATAGAGAAGCAAATCGCAAGCCTGCCGGGTAGATCGATGTCGCCGACAACAGATGAGGCTCGGGCGCTGACTCACTTGAAAGCTCAGCTACAGCAGCACGGCGAGTCGATCACGATGCTGAACGATCTGATTGTCGACAATCAGATCAGCATCACCAAAAAGGTCGAAGCGATCGCGACAGCGCAATCAGATCTTGAGAAGCGGTTGTTGGCTATGTGCGCAAGCATACGGGAGACCCTGAATACCCGATTTGCAAACGTGGACTTCGGGTTCAGAGCCATTCGCGACCGAGAGAGACTGAGCGAACTTGCGGAGCAGATGGCAGTTTTCGAAAGGGTGCTGCTTTTACCCAAACAGGGCGTCGCAATTGACAACTGGAAGCACTGGGAAACTGCAAGAGACAAATGGCACAAGCTTCTTGGCGCATACCACGGTGTAGCCGATCGATACCTGCCCGATCTGTTGGAAAAGGTTAGCACCGTCTCCGCCGAACGGCTGCGAGGCGAGTGGCCAGAAGATCCGAAACTATTTCCGAACGAGGATTGGCTTATCCGATACCGGACGTTTGCAATAGCGGCTGAGCAGTTCACCCGTGAGCATGACGAAGTGATGCACAACATCCAGTACTGGGCATACCAGAGCCCGTCGAAGAAAGACCCTCCCTCGCATTAAACCTAGCCCGTCACAAAAAGGACCCTGCCGGAATGGCCACGTTTCCGGCAAATCCGACCCCGCCATAGTTGTATCCGCAGCCCGCAGCCTTTCGAGGCATTGCGGGCTTTTTCGTGTTTGGAGGTGGCATGCGTGTGACGATGCCACTTCGGCCGACCAGCGACATCGAGTCCGCATTGCGCGAGGCTTCTGCCGAGATCGACGAGATGCTGTCGGTGCTCAGTCTGGGATTGCGCAACCAGGCGCAGTTCGATGCTCTGGAGCAAAGGGTCCAACGTCTTCGGGCAAGGCTTCAGAAGGCTTTCCGCGGCTGACCATGGGCGAGGGCATTGATCTTGTGGCGGCGAGGCAGCTTGCCGATCGTGGTGATGCGCTCGACGAGGTGCGCGTGACCAGGCGCTGGCTGGCGCAGGTGGTAGGCGAAATCGAGCGCGGGCGATGGGCCATGGCCCAAGCCCGCCGGATCGGGCGCACCGATGGTGAATTGCTCGACCTTTCGGGAACGGTTGGTTGACGCGCGCTGGCAGGACCACGTCTTGCCCGGTGCGGCGATTGGTGTTGCAGCTGGCTGGGCCGGATGCTTTCCTGTGGCTGCAGCGCACGGAGAACTGGCAGTCGGTCACCTTCAGCGGCGAGCAGCATATCTTCTGCCTCAAGGTTCCGATGGGCTATCCTGACCAGCGCCTGCAGGCAGCGCTTCAAGATGATGCCATCGAGTTGCCCGGTATGATCTTGGCCGATGCCGGCATCGTCCGGCTTGAATGCTCGGATGGCCATTGCTGGCTTTCGATCGTGATCCTCACTCTTCATGTGGAAGGCGGACAATGATCCGATATCTGAATTTCATTCTTGCTGCCGTGTTGGCGGTGGCGGCTACCGCGTGTGCTGCGGCGCCCGTCGACCGTTGCCTCAAAGCGAAGGACGTGCTGCAGTGCCAGCAGGTGGTGAAGGCTGGCGGCAGTGCCGAGGACTACCTGCTCTATGGCATGACAGGCTATATGCTGGGCACTGTGATGAGGGGTGGACAGCGGCAGACGGTGATCATTGCTGATCCCCACTACCGCGGATATCGACCGGCGATTGCAAGCTACCAGCATCCTGCGATGCGCAAGCAGACGGTGACCACAACGACAACCGTGCGCAATGGCAGTGCGGTGACCAGCACAGTGAAGACGAAGACCTGGTCGTCGGGTTCGTCAGGCTATCGATCGACGTATAGCTATCGCCCGACATACAGTTCACGTCTTTCATTCCGATCCGGCAAATAGCATTGCCGACCCACGCGCCTGTCTTCAGGAAGACGGCGGCAGCTCCTCGAAAGGCTTGGGCTCGTGACCCGGCCTACAAGGATCCTCGCAAACGCGGTCGCGCCGGGCAGCGTGATCGCATTGCTGTCTTGGATGAGGAGCCCTTCTGTCGGTCGTGCCTCGCAGAAGGCCGTGAAGTGGCGAGCGACGTGGTCGACCACATCAAGCCACTCGCTTGGGGTGGCAGTGACGAGCGGTCGAACAAGCAGGCGCTGTGCACGCCCTGCCATGATGCCAAGTCGAAGGCGGAGCGGGCAAAGGCGGCAAGGTCAGCTGCGATACGTCGGCGTTCAGCTTCGGGGCGGTGAACCTTAACGGCAGGGGGGAGGGGTCGAAAATCGACCCCCTTCGAGGCGGACACCGCCCCCCGTCCTTGATTTTTGCCTGGGCGAATTCAAAGGGTCTTTTTTCACGGGGTTGCGATGGCGAAGGGTGGGCCCCGACCGGGAGCTGGTCGACGACCAAAGGCGCCCGAGCTGAAGAAGCTGGCAGGCACCGACCGCAAGGACCGCGAGAACGTGGTTGCGGTCTCGCCCGGCGAGCCGATGATTGCGCCGCTGCACCTGTCGGATTTGGCCCAGCTACATTTCGCGTCGATCGCGGGGATGCTCGAGAAGGAGGGGCGCGCAAACCCCAACTTCGCCGAGCACATCGCGCTGCTCGCGCTGCGGCTCGAGCAGATACAGCGTTTCCAAGCCGTCCTCGAAACTGAGGGCGACACATACAAGACAGAGTCGGCAAAGAAAGTCGGCGAGGAAACGATCATCACCCGGCTGATTCGGGCTCGGCCGGAAGTGGCGATGCTGAGTGATGCGATGCGCCAGGCGCAGTCGCTGCTTGGTGAGCTGATGCTGAACCCGGCCGCCGCGCTCCGCATCGCCGCTGGTCACAAAGAAGAAGATGACGCCTTCGGCGGCTTTTGAGGAGCACACGATGTCAGTCAAGCAGCCCAGCACGATCCCCGCGTTCAACCCGTCAGGGTCGGAAGTGGTGGCCGAGATCAAGCGGCAGACCGAAGATCTACTCGCGTACATCGCGGCAAATGTGCCCGCCAATCGAGAGCGCGCGATCGCCATCACCAACTACGAGCAAGCTGCTATGTGGGCGGTGAAGGCAAACTTCACCTGATGTGTCGGACCGCGATTACGCTGCGATTGCGCGGCAGTATGCCGGCGACGTGGCGCGCGGGAAGATCCCGGCGTGCAAGACGGTCCGGCTTCAGTGCCAGCGGTTCCTGGATGAGCTGAAGGTCCAGAAAAAGAAGGGTTTCCCCTTCCGCTTCGACGAGGAGAAGGCCGCGCGGATCTGCAGGTTCGTGGAGTTGATGCCCCACACCAAAGGCAAGTGGGCGCTGCAGCGGAAAAAGCTGATCCTCGAGCCCTGGCAGATCTTCATCCTTGCCTGCGTCTTCGGGTGGTTGCGCAAGGTTGATGGACTGCGGCGCTTCCGGGTCGTGTTCCCGGTGGTGCCACGCAAGAACGGCAAGTCGGCCCTGGTCGCGCCTGTCGGCCTTTACATGCTCTGCGCCGATGGGGAGTTCGGTGCCGAGGTTTACGCCGGCGCGGTGACCGAGAAGCAGGCGAAGGAAGTCTTCGTCCCGGCGCAGCAGATGGCCAAGCGCACCCCGGCGCTGGTCAAGAAGTTCGGCATTGGGATCAACAAGCATTCGCTGGTGCGGATCGCCGACGAATCCAAGTTCGAGACGATCATCGGAGATCCGGGCGACGGGCAATCCCCAAGCTGCGCGATCCACGACGAATACCACGAGCACGTCGATGATCGGCAGATCGATACGATGGGCACGGGCATGGGCGCGCGAGAGCAGCCCCTGCAGATCATGATAACGACTGCCGGGTTCAATCTGGCCGGACCTTGCTACGCCCGCATCCAAGAGGAGCGGCAGCGGCTGCAGGGCATCGGTGCATCCGAGGAGGTACAGGCTGAACGCGCGGCGCTGGGGCTGGGCCCGGGACCATCGTTCGAAGAGCGCACGTTCTTCATCGAGTACACGATCGACGAAGGCGACGACTGGCGATCTCCGCAGGTCCTGCGCAAGGCGAACCCGAACTATGGCGTTTCGGTCATGGAGGATTTCCTCCTTGGCGCGCAGCGCGAAGCGATCAACACCCCGCGCAAGGCGGGCAAGTTCAAGACGAAGCATCTGAATATCTGGGTTGCCGCCAAGGCAGCCTATTTCGACATCGAGAAATGGCGGGCATGCAGGGATCCGGATCTGCCGGCCAGGGCGCAGGATCTCCTCGCGCTGCCGCAGATGCTTGGCCGGCGTTGCATTGCCAGCCTCGACCTTGCGTCGAAGACGGACATCGCCGCGCTGGAGCTGCTGTTCCTGCCGATCGGCGAAAGAGCAACGAAGGAAGATCCTTACATCCGGACGGGCTTCTACTTCCTGCCCGAAGACACGATCGCGGAGAACGAGACCTATCAGGGCTGGCATGCGCAGGGCCTGTTGACCAGCACCGACGGGAACATCATCGATTACGATGAAATCCTGACGGTGCTGGAAGACGTGCGAACCCGCTTTCAGCTCGAGCACGTCCCATACGACCCGCACCAGGCCACCTATCTCGCCACAACGGCAATCAAGGCTGGCCTGCCGATGATCGAATACCGCCCGGTAGTGCTGAATTTCAGCGAGCCGATGAAAGAACTGGATGCCCTGACCAAGGCCGGGACCATCGCCCACGGCGGTTGCCCGGTCATGGAATGGCAGATGAGCAACGTCGTCGCGCAGGAAGACGCCAAGGACAACGTCTATCCACGCAAGCCGCGGGCGGAAGCCAAGATCGACAACCCGGTGGCGCTGATCGCGGCGCTGGGCACTGCGATGGCGAAGGAGGAAGAAGAAGTGCCGACTTCGCCTTGGGATGATCCCGAATTCAGTATGACAGACGCCTGATGTCGCCCGACGATTATCGCAATCGCGCCCTGGAAAAGCGGGCGGGCAATCCGCTGGAGAACCCGCTCTACAGTCTGAGCGCGAACAGCGAGGAACTGCTGCGCCTACTTGGCGTGATGGATAACCGGAGCCAGCTGCCACCGGTCTCGATCGAGGCTGCGCTTGAGGTGCCTGCGGTGTTCTGCGCGGTGCACTTCCTGTCGCGCACGTTGGCGAGCTTACCGCTGCATGGCTACAGTTCCGTCAAGCGCGTCGATGGCGAGCTGGCCATGCTGCTGAATGAGGCACCGAATTCAGAGTGGACCAGCTTTGGCTGGCGGCAGTACTTTTGGCAGCAGGTGTTCACCGGAGGTCGTGGACTCTCCTTCATTGAGAGGGAAGGGACCAAGCCGGTCGCGATCTGGCCGATGGATCCGCACGAAACGACCGTTGGACGCAGGAACGGGCGTAGATATTATCGTTTCGCGGGCAAGGAGTACTTGGCGGCCGACGTTATCGATCTGCCGTTCATGCTTCGGCCCAACCAACTGGACGTCTACAGCCCGATCTACAAAGGTCGCAAGGCCATCGCTCTGGCGATCGCCATGAACGACTTCGCCGGCGGCTTCTTCGCGAGTGGCGGCACGCCGCCGCTTGCCCTTGAGGGGCCGCTTCCACAAGGCGCAGAAGCATTCAAGCGCGCGCAGAAGGATATCCAGCGCGCCATCGAGATGGCCCTGAAGGCAGGGATGCCATTTTTCGGGATGCCGCCGGGCCACTCTCTGAAGCCGATCGGGATCGATCCCGCCAAGGGGCAGATGACCGAGGCGCGGCTGTTCCAAATACAGGAAATCGGGCGCATCTACGGCCTTCCGCCCGTGTTCCTCGGTGATCTGTCCAAAGGTACGTTCGCGAATACCGAGCAGCAGGATCTTCAGCTGGTGAAGCACCTTATCCTGCACTGGGCAAAGGCGCTTGAAGACGAACTGAACCTGAAGCTGTTTGGCCAACGTCGCCGCTCGCGCCGCACCAAGCACAACCTTGATGCGATCCAGCGCGCCGACTTCAAAACGCGGATCGAAGCGATGGCTCGCGCCATTCTGACCGGACAACTCACGCCGGATGAGTCGCGCGAACTCGAGGACCGGATGCCCTATCCTGATGGTGTCGGAGCCAAGCCCTATGTTCAGCAGGCGACTGTGCCGCTGGGGAGCGTGCCCGACATGCAGGGCCATAATGGCGGACCACCGCTGAACGACAACGAGCCGGCCGCCGATGCGACGGATAAAACCAAGGATTCTGCCGATGACGGTGAACACGCCGACGCCTGAGGGCCGCGAAACGCGCGCCCTGACCTCGCCGCTGGAGCTCCGTGCCGCGGTGGACGGCGAAAGCGGTAAGACGGCGACAGGCTATGCCGCTGTGTTTCGCGCTAAAACCGACGTTTGCGGAATCTGGACGGAAGAATTCCTGCCGGGCGCTTTTGGGCATTCGCTCCAGACCCGGGATGTGCTTGCCGTCCATAGTCACGACACCGGCCGAGTTGTCGGCCGGATGAAGGCGGGCACGCTGTCCCTGCGTGAGGATGACAAGGGCCTGTGGTTCGAAAACGCACTGCCTGACACCAGTGATGGCCGAGATCTTGGTGTGCAGATTGCGCGCGGCGATATCGCCGGCATGTCATTTGCCTTCCGGTCGCGGAAGGAAGAGTGGGACGAGACGGTCAGCCCGCCGCATCGGACCGTGATCGAAGCAGAGCTCTACGAGATCACGTATACCGCAATGCCCCAGTACCAGGACACCGAAGTGGGACTGCGCTCGCTTGAGCATGCCCGGAACGAAAAGCGACAGCACAATCGTGACGGCGCAATGACTCGCATTGCTGCACGACGGGCTCGGCAGGCCCAACTCGAACGCGGCCTTTGATCTTCACCCGGCGCTGATGCCGGAGGCGACGGGCTGTTCCCGTCCTCTCAGCCCGCTGCGAGCGGGCTTTTTCATGCCCAGGAGCAGAACATGGACACTCTGACGAAGCTGCACGAAAAGCGCGGTGAACTGGTTACGCAGGCCCGCGCGGCGCTGGAAGAAATCACAAAGAACACGGACGAATCGCGCACCGCTGAGCTTGAGCAGCGCCACGACACGATCATGGCTGAATTCGACAAGCTCGAAGCCCAGATCAAGCGCGAAGAGCGTCAAGCCAACATCGAGAAGATCACCCAGGAGCATCGGGAGCAGCGCCGTCCGCTCGGCTCCGATCTTGAAACGCGCGCGGCCGGCGACCACGACGGCAATGAGCGCCCTGCGGCCGAGAAGACTCAGGAAGAGTATCGCGACGCCTTCATGGCGTTCCTGCGTGCGGGCGCCGACGCCAGCGATCTGACGCCAGAACAGCGCAGCCTCCTGCGTCGCGGGTACGACAAGGAACTCCGCGTCCAGGTGGCTGGTACCGCAGCCTCGGGTGGCTACACCGTTCCGGTCCAGCTCGCGAACGAGATCGTCAAGACGATGAAGGACTGGGGCCCGATGTACGATGGCAACATCGTTCGTGAGATTGTGACCGGATCGGGCAATGAGTTCGATATTCCGACCAACGACGACACGGCAAACTCCGCATCGGCGCTCGCAGAAGGTGCTGATCTGACTGACGACAACAGCGGCGACCTCAGCTTCGGACAGAAGCGTCTCGACGCCTACGTCGACGCTACCCCGTGGATCAAGCTGTCGTTTGAGCTGATGCAGGATTCGGCCTTTGACCTGACCAGCTTCCTCGCTGATGCGATCGGCGAACGTCTCGGCCGCCGTGCCAATGCTCGCCTGACCACCGGCACGGGCACGAGTCAGCCGAACGGTATCGCGACAGCTTCGACGCTTGGCGTTACCGCTGTGAGCACCAGCGCGATCACCGCTGACGAAGTGATGGCGCTGCAGCACTCGGTCAACGCTGCTTATCGCCGCAGTCCAAAGTGCCGCTGGCAGTTCTCCGACACCACGCTGCTCGCCCTGCGCAAGCTGAAGGACGGCCAAGGCAACTTCCTGTGGCAGATGGGTGACGTGCGCATCGGCGCCCCCTCGCTGCTTCTCGATCACCCGTATTCGATCAACGACGACATCGCCGCGATCGCAACCGGTGCGCGCGCGATCCTGTTCGGGGACCACAGCCGTTACTGGGTGCGCAAGGTAGGCGCCCCGCTTATCGGCACCGTGCGCGAGCGCTTTTGGCCGAAGATCGGCATGGCCGGTCTGATCCGTTTCGACGGTGAACTGGTCGACACGGCCGCGATCAAGCACCTCAAGCTGGCCTGATCGGCTTCAGCCTGAATCTGAGATGGATGCCGGGCGGGATTGATCCTGCCCGGCCTTCTCCTGATCGCCGGCATTCTCCGGCGGTCTGGTCAGGGACGTCCCTCCTGATGCCAAGAAGGAATTCTCCATGCATATGAAGATGAACGTGCCACTTTCCGGGCCGTCTGTGAGCGTTGCGGTTGGCGGGGTTCATGTGTGTGATGCTGCCGAAGCCGTCCGGATCTTCCGCGCGGGATATGGCGTGCCCACCGCTGAATCGAAGGACGATTTCGCCGCCACGCTGGCCGAGCATGAGCAGATGGAGCTAGCAGCCGCTGAAGACGAACTCGCTGCCCTCGATGCTGGCGATGCTGGCGATGCTGGCGATGCTGGCGATGCTGGCGATGCTGGCGATGCTGGCGATGCTGGCGATGCTGGCGATGCTGGCGATGCTTCGATGCCTGTCGCCGAGGTCAAGCCTGAAAAGCCCACCCGCGCCAGGAAGGCGGCCTGATCCATGTGGCTGCCGCCAGTTACCATCTCTGCGCCGACAAGCTGCGCGGTTACGCTGGAGGCAGCCAAGGAATTCGTCCGTATTTCTGCCGACGATACTTCCTTTGATGTCGAACTTCAGTCGTTACTCGACGGCGCGATCGCCGAGGTTGAGCGAGTTACGTCGACTAGGCTGATTGCCCAGTCGGTTCTTGTTTCGGCGTCGGAGTTTACAGATCTCGAAGCACTGCCGATCGGGCCGGTAATCTCCGTCACGTCGCTGAAGTACATCGACGAGGCCGGGACCGAGGTTACGCTTGCAGCAGAGCAATGGCGGCTAAGCGGTGCCATGCTGCAATGGCGGATCGACCCGCAGATTGACCGAGAGTGGCCAGCGACTGCCAGCGTTTCGGACGCGGTTCGGCTTACCCTTCAGGTGGGTTACGGTGCAGCGGTGGCAGACGTACCGGCGCATATACGCACGACCATCCTGCGTGCGACCCGCGCCCAGTTCGACGGGAAAAGCTTCGACCTCGAGGAGCGCCTCGTAAACGATCGGATCTGGCTCTGATGCCGCGCATCGAATCCACCCGGTACGATCGCAAGATCACGATTCTCCGGCCAATGCGCGTTCGCGAGGACGCTTACGGAACGACCGAAGTCGTCTGGGTGGCATTGGCCACGGTGTGGGCGGAAGTCCAGGACATGCTGCCAAGTCGGGCCGAGCGCATCGCGGAAGGGCTCGAGATCGGGAGACGACCATGCCGGGTGATTATCCGGTTCCGCGAGGACGTGACGATGGACATGCGCCTTGAATATCGCGGCCGGACATTGCGCATCGCCGCCCTCGCCGAGCGCGGCCGGCGGGATGCACTGGAGTTGACGGCGGAAGAACTCACGACAGAAGGTATGCAGCCATGAGGCTCAAAGGTGGGCGCGAACTATCGCAGTTTCTCGACGCGTTTCCCGAGAAGCTGAAAAAGGGTGCTTTGCGAGCTGGCATGGTGGCTGGTGCACGCGTGGTTCGCGACGAAGCCCGCGCAACAGTGGCAAAGGATACTGGCAAGGTCGCCAAGGCCATCAAGACGAGCAGCCCGCGGGTCAATCAGGACGGTACGGTTTCCGTGAAGGTCAAGCTGAAAGGCGAACATTCCTTCATAGGTTGGTTCCTCGAGTACGGCGTCAGCCCGCATCTCATTACGGCAGGTGATGCCGATCTGACGGCAAAGACGCTGAACAAGCATGCCAGGAACAACGAAAAGCAGGGCGGCGGGGGGATCAGCACGCAGGAAAACGGCCTGATCCGGGTTGGTGGCTACAAGTACAATAGCGGCCCCAAGGGGAAGCGGACGGACGCCGACATGGAAGCGAGCGCCCTGGTGATTGGCCCCACAATCATCAGGGACGCCGTCCTGCATCCGGGTTTTGCCGCCAAGCCGTTTCTTCGCCCTGCATTAGACCGCAAGGCGGCAGAGGCGGTCAATGCAGTGGGTGAGCGAATCCGCGAGTACCTGAAAACCAAAACCGGCTTCACCGCACCCGTCACCATTGAAGCGGACATCGACGATGAGTGATGGCGTGCAAATTGTCAGAGCGCTGGCGATTGCGAATCCTGACTTGGTCCTGCTCGTCCCCGCAACAAGGATCGCAGGCGGAATATTTCCGCAGGGCACTCCGCTGCCGTATGTCTCACTCCAATCGGTTTCGAGCGTCGATCGCAACATTCTTGCTCCCGGCGCAAGACGACGCGTGACCGAGCGGGTGCAGGCGACAGTCGTGGCCGCAACCTATCCGAGCCTCAAAGAGGTGCAGAAGGCCTTCAAGCGTGCGTGCGCTGACCAGTTGCCCGTGATCGACGATGTCACCGCTGTGGTGGTGCACAGCGATGGTGCTGGCCCGGATTTCACCGATGCGAGCGCATCGCTGTTCATCGGGAGCCGAGATTTCCGAGTTAGCTACAACGAGGTGAGATGATGAAAGCAATTGTCAAACGCAGCTTCATTCATGGCGAAGTGATCCACGACAAGGGCGCCAGGATCGACATCCCAGAAGGGCAGTTCGCTGACTGGCAGTCTGTCGGCCTTGTCGACGCAGAGCCCGAGGATGCTCCTGCCTCAGCCGATCCGGCGGACGCAGCTGCCACCAGAAAGAGCAAGCCGGCCAAACCGGAATAGAAGCGCCAGCCCGGCAATAAACCCGCCCGCCTAGTGCGGGCTTTTTTGTGCAAAGGTAAGCCAACATGAACGCACGTACCTCGGCGGGGACCACGATTGCCGTCACCGCATCCGCACCGGCTACGTTCAATTCGACCGGATATGACGCTCTGACGCCGACGCTGATCGGCGAGGTGACCGACCTCGGAGAATTCGGCCGCGAGTATAATCTCGTGACCCATAACCCGCTGGCGTCGCGCGGAACCGTGAAGAAGAAGGGTTCGTTCAACGAAGGTTCGATCACCCTGCAGCTTGCGCTGGACACCGACGACGCCGGTCAGATCCTGCTCAAGTCAGCTTCGACCTCGGATGCCGATCATTACTTCAAGATCGTGACCCAGAACGGCGACATTTATTACTTCGCTGCGCAGGTCATGAGTTTCAAGGTCGGGGTTGGGGGTGTTGACCAGATCACCGCCGCTACCGTGACGCTCGAGCTCACGACCAGTTCTGCCGGCGTCGGCATCGTCGAGAAGCTCGCTTCCTAAGCATCAGGTTTGACCGTGATCTCTTTGCCCTGCCTCGCGCAGGGCTTTTTTGTGCCCGCTGGCGTCACGGAGCTGGCGGGCACACCCTTCCGTGAAAGGCAATTCCATGAGCTATGACATTACCAAGAAGCGTGTGGCCGAAACCGGCGATATCGAGCTGAAGAACCCTGACGGCTCGCCCATGCTTGACGACAACGGTGATACGATGTCGGTTACTGTTCACAGCCCGGGCAGCAAGGTGTGGCAGCAGGCTGAAGCAGAAAAGAACCGCGTCCAGGCAAAGCGCATGCGGGACAATGGCGGCAAGGTCGAAGCGGTATTCGATCACGCGCGCACGTCGGCGATCGAATTTCTGACCCGCATTACCATCAGCTTCAATGGCTGGACCTATCCAGTGGCAGACGGCGAGAATGCATTCCGCGCGGCCTACAGCGATGATCTGCTCGGCTACATCCGTGACCAGGTCTTCGAAAAGTCGCGCGACTGGGCGTCTTTTACAAAAGGCTCGGCGAAGAGCTGAGCCTTTGGGTCCGGCAGGTAGCTTGGCTACACGCCGCGCCGAAGGATGAGAAGAAGGGCAAGCTTTCCGGTGAGTGTGAGCCGGAAAGCCGCCTTGCCGCCCTCAAGCGCGAGGGGCGTCCGGTTCCCATGCCGGAAAATTCAGCCCCATATCTCACAGACTGGCTCTTCGAGATTGGACCGACCGGCTCAAATGGGGTCGGAAGGTGTCGGCTCGAATGGCGGGATATCGCGGCCTGGCAAGATGTCAGCGGCATCGATCTCGAGCCTTGGGAAGGCAATCTGATCCGCAGGCTCTCGGGTGATTACGCGGAACAGCTGGCCCGGTCGGAAAAGCCTGACTGTCCGCAACCATGGATCAACGACGTTGAAGTGCACCGCACTGCCGTTGCCAGCAAGGTAACTGCAATTTTCGGTGGCCGTGCCCGAAAGGACTGAAGCATGGAAGCTGGCACTCTCGAGATCAAGCTCATGGCCAACCTGTACGAGTTGGAACGGCAGATGGAGGGTGTCAAGAAGTCGGTCGCGGGAATGGAATCTGAAGTCGCAAAGCGCGTAAAGGATGCCAACAACCAGTTCGGTCAACTTGGAGCCGGTGCCGGCGGCAAGGCGATGGAAGACCAGTTGGCTCGCCTTACCGCAGCAAACGATGACTTCCGGGCTGCGCAGGAGAAGGTCAAGACTTCGACGGTCGAGACAGGCGATGCAAACAAGTTCGCCTCGCACCATGTCCAGAATCTCGCGTTCCAGTTCAACGATCTCGCAATCCAGATGGTTGGCGCTGCGCAAAGCGGCTCACCGATCAAAGGCATGTTCATGGCGCTGTTCCAGCAGGGCAGCCAGATCGGCGGTGTCATGGCGCAAGCAGGGGTCAGCGTCCGCGGTCTCGGAGCCGAATTGCTCCGCCTTTCCGGGATCACGACCGTGAGCACTGATGCCACTCTCGAGGCGGCTGCAGCACAGGCTGTCGCCCATCAAGCGGCTGTTGCGGGAATGGCAGAGCGGACCAGTGCGGCCGTTGTGGCTACGAGAGCAGAAGTTGCGTTGGCAGAAGCGGCAGTTGCTGGGGCTACATCCGCCGAAGCAAATGCAGCGGCGCAGGCGCGGTTGGCCGCCGCCACCTTGGCAGCAACGCGCGCAGCCCAAGAGGCTGCCGTTGCGCAATCTGCACTGGCTGGTGCAAACACTGCCTCCGCCGAAGCATCGTCAGCGGCGTCCGCCGCACAGATCACTTCACTCAGCCGCCTTGGATTGGCCGGGCTGGTGGTTGGCGGTGTGATTGCCGCTACTGCGGTTGCGTTCAAGTCCTATACGACGGTTCTTGAAGAGCGCGAACCGGCTGATGATTACATCAAGACCCTTGGCCTTACTGCCGAACAGGCCAAAAAGCTTGAGGACACCCATGTAACGCTAGGTGATACGGTCAAGGCAACATGGCAGGTCTTTTCGGAGGGCCTGGGTCTTCAGTCAGTTTTTGACAGCATAAATGGGTGGGCAGGATCCGCTGCCAAATTCATCTACAGTGCCTTCCGCGAGGGTGTCGGCGGAATCTACGCAGAATTCTACGGAACATACACGGCGATCGTCGCAAATTGGCGCCAGCTCCCCTTAATGCTGGGCGACGCTGTCGCGCTCGTCGTTAACTCCAACATCGATCGCCTGCAGAAGTTGGTCAACGCTGGCGTTGATGGTTTGAACTTCCTTGCCCGGGCTGCAAACAAGAGCTTTGGGACCGCATTTTCTGAAATCGCCAGGGTGGACCTGTCTGGTCTGAAAGTCGCTTACTCGGCCGCGGGCGCAAAGTTCGGAAAGGACTACGCCACTGCCTATGGCAAGGCCAAGCAAAGTGCCGATGCCGCTTTCGACCGCATTGACGCTTTGACGATCCAAAATCGCAACAAGCGCCTCGCTGATCAAGCCAAGGAAATCCTTGGGGAGGGCGGCAAGGAAGCCGGGAAGGCATTGGCGAAAGGGATCAAGGACGGCAGCGAGGACGAGCTCAAGAAATGGCTTAAGCTGCTCGACGAGGAAATGGCCAAGCTCAAGGAGCGGGCCGCAATGCTCGATTTCAAACCTGCGCCCGGGTTCGGCGAAATGATCCTCAAGAATAATGAGGGCTTCAACAAGAGTGCCGAGGCAAGCCGAGCATATGCAGATAGCCTGCGCGACCTCAATGAAATTGCCGGTGAATTGGACTTGAGCGGTATCTTCGGCGACGCCGGCGGCGCGCTTGAAGGCATGGTCTCCACGCTAGATCGCCTTGCCGAGGCACAAAATGCCTATGGCGACGCGGTCTACAAGGCCGGTAACGACCAGACCAAGATTGCGAAGGCGCAGGCCGCCTATGACAAGGCCAAGCTGAACGGCACGGTGGCGCTGCTCGGCCAGACGAAGATGCTCTTCAAGGAGCAGAGCGCGGGGTACAAGGCCATCGAGGCGGCAGAGAAGGCCGCAGCGGCGCTGGCGGCGGTCAACACGATCAAGCATGTGGCCGCCGGTGCGGCAAAGATCTTTGCCCAGCTGGGACCGTGGGCGTTTCCGGTTGTCGGCGCGATGGTTGCTGTGATGGCTGGCCTTGGTTTTTCCGGCGGTAGCAGCGTCTCGGCGCCGCCTCCAACCGCAGAGGACATGCAGGCATCGATCGGCACCGGGACCGTGCTGGGCAACAGCAGCGCGCAATCGGAAAGCATTGCCAACGCCCTGCAGATCATGGCCGAGAACAGCAACAGCGACCTCGAATACTCGAACGACATGGTCAAGTACCTGCGCAACATCAGCGACGGGATCGGCAACCTGACGGCCCAGATCGCGCGGCAGGTTGGCCTTGGCGGCGGTGGCATGTTCTCGACCGGCAACCTGAACCTCGGCAGCACGGGCAACAACGGCGTGCTTGGCCTGTTCGCCAGCAGCACCACGCGCACGCTGTATGACCAGGGCATTCAACTGTTCAACTTCAAGATCGGCGAAGTGCTGGCGCAGGGCGTGCAAGCGCAGGTCTACAACGTGGTCGAGCAGGTGAAGAAGTCGAGCGGCGTGCTGGGCATCGGCGGCGGCACCAAGACGACCTACGAGACGATCACTGGCACCGTGAGCCAGCAGATCAAGGATCAGTTCGGCCTGATCGTGAACGACGTGGCCGAGAGCGTCGTGGCGTTCGTGACCGAGATCGGCAAGCAGACCTCGCTGGCCAACGTGGTCAACATCGAGCAGCAGGCGCGCGATTACATCAACGGTCTGACGCTGCCGGGTGCATCGCTTTCGTTCAAGGACATGACCGGCGACGAGATCGAGAAGGCGCTCAACGCGTACTTCAGCAGCGTTGCCGACCAGATTGCGATGATGGCGGCAGGGCTTGTCGGGCTTTCCGACCTTACGGAATTTCAGAAGGCTGGCGAGGGACTGTTCGAAACGCTGAGCCGCATCACGCGCACCTTCATGACGGTGAACACCACGCTGAAGAGCGTGGGCGCGGACACGATCACTGCCGTCGGCGGCAACAGCAGCGCGCAGGCGGTGTTCCCGATGATCCAGAACCTTGTCGACCAGTTCGGCGGGCTGGACGCGTTCCAGGAGGCGGTTGCCAACTTCGGCGACACGTTCCTGACCGAAGCCGAGCGCATGGCACCGATCATCGACAGCGTGCGCGCCGAAATGGCGCGCCTCGGCCAATCGGGCATCACGACCAACGACCAGTTCAAGCAGCTGGTGTGGAGCCTCGACCTCTCGACCGAGAGCGGGCAGTCGATGTTCGCGCAGCTGATGAGTGTTGCCCCTGCGTTCGCCAAGACCACCGCGTACCTCGCCAGCCTGAACGGCGAGATGCAGGAGACCGGCAAGACAGCGGCGCAGCTGGCGCAGATCGAGAAGGATCGGCGCGCGCTGCAGATCCAGATCATGGAGCTTTCGGGCGATGCGGAAGGGGCGCTGGCCGCAAAGCGCGCCGATGCCTTGGCCGCGCTGGATGCCACGCTGCGTCCGCTGCAGCAGCAGGTTTATGCGCTGCAGGATCAGGCGGCAGCGGCAGAGGCCGCGCGCGCGGCGTCGGAAGCATTGGCATCGGCACAGGCACGGATCGCCAGCGAGCGGACGGGCATCGAGACGCAACTCCTGCAGTTGCAGGGCAATACCGCTGCGCTGCGCGAGCGAGAGCTGGCGGCGCTGGATCCTGCCAACCGCGCATTGATGCAGCAGGTCTATGCCCTGCAGGATCAGGCGACAGCGGCTCAGGCTGCGGCAGACGCAACGGCAGCAGCAGCGGCTGAGCAGGAACGCATCGCGCAGGAGGCTGCAGCCAAGGCCGAGCAGATTGCCAACGAGCGTTACGGCCTCGAAGGTCAGATACTGCAGTTGCAGGGCAATACCGCTGCGCTGCGCGAGCGAGAGCTGGCGGCGCTGGATCCTGCCAACCGCGCATTGATGCAGCAGGTCTATGCCCTGCAGGATCAGGCGACAGCGGCTCAGGCTGCG